AAGTTGTTGGTGATGAATATTCAGTGTTAGGGACGTTTGTTAATGTAGAAACTCCAGTTGAAATTAGACATAATAATGAATCATGTAACTTTCATACATATCCAGTTCGCCCGAATAACTTCACAAAACCAAATGGAACTAGATGTCCAGAGTGCGCTAGAATGGAAGATTCAAAAGCAAAATTGAAGTCACATGTATCATTCATAAGTGAGGTAAATGACCTCGTAGGTGAAGAATATAAGTTTTTAACAGAATATAAGTCTCGTAAAACTCCAATAAAAACAATGCATTTAAAATGTGGTTACATATGGAATCCTGCACCTAGTGACCTATTAGTTTGGCTTAAGAAAGGGAATATCGTTTGTCCTGAATGTAATGGCTGTATTAAATTAACTACTGAGATGTTCAAAGAAAGAGTTAAAGAACTTACTGGAAATGAATATACTGTTCTAGGGGAATATGTAAGTAGCAAAACTGAAATAAAAATGAGACATAATAATAAAGATTGTGATAATCATGAGTATGATGTGTCTCCAAATAGTTTTTCAAGAGGAAATAGATGTCCAAAATGTAAACTTCCTAAAGGAGAAAAGAGAATTGGGAAATGGCTTGAGGAAAATAAGGTGGATTTTGAACCTCAAAAAGAGTTTGAAGGCTTACTTGGAATAGGTGGAGGTAATTTGTCTTATGATTTCTATCTACCTGAACGTAATTTATTGATTGAGTACCAAGGTCAATTCCATGATGGATCTGGTGGAGATTACACGAAAGTACATTTAGAAAGACAGCAAGAACATGATAAGCGTAAAAGAGAATATACCGAACAAAATGATATTGAACTATTAGAAATTTGGTATTGGGATTTTGAAAATATTGAAGAAATTTTAAAAAATAAATTAATAACTAACAACAACTACAAAGAACCAGAACTAAACTTAAACGATGACCTGTTTTATTGATTACTTAAGAATACAGGAATTGAAATTTTAATTATAAACAAGGGGATTAGTCAAACCTATCCCCTCTTCTTCTCTATCCAATTTAAAGCCTCTCTTTTCCTCCCTCAAGTCCTTGAAGTAGGCTGCTCATAAACTTTTACCTTCCATCATCAAAAAGATCCTTATTTTGATTTACAAAGCCCAAATGCTGAATTCCTTGGTCAGCTAACACTTGTTTAGAGTAGATTGGAGAAAAATTATATTCCCGGTAAATTTCATTCAAACTCATTTTGTCAGTGTGGTGTAATTTGTAAATCAAATTAAAGTCCCTTTCCCTTTTAAGTTTTGCTCGTTCAGTATGCTTCATTGTAGACACGTTAAACTCCTTGAATAAATCCTTAATAATCCACTCCCCTATTCCAGTTTCCTTTTTAATCTCCGCGAAAGTTAATAAGTCTTCCCAATACATTCTTTTCAGTTTGTCCAGTTCGTCAACATACTTTTCCCACTCATATTCGTGATCAACCCTTTGATAGCGGTATTTCGCTGGATAAGGTATACGATCAATTACACTGAAACTTAAACTATCGCCTTGATCAGGGTTTGGGTTTTGGTGTAAAAAATTTTGAGTTGTTCCTCGTCTACTCTTCTTTTTATCAGCCATTCTTCATCAACTCCTTAATTCTTTGAAGGATATTCGCATCAACTGTCCATATCGTATGGAGTTCAATTTCTTCTTCATGCAGTACAACTTTCTTAACGAAAATGTTCACAACTTCTTTTTTGTACTCTGGAGTTAAATTGTCATTTTTAACAATTTCCCCATATTCACGTATTCGTGATTTTAACAATTCAAGTTCATCATAATTCACAGTGATGTATTTTAGTTGTTCATCTAATATTTCAATTTCTGCTTTAGCACTATGAATTGCTTCTTCAATTGGTTCTAACTTCTTATCCAATTCATCCTGTGTCTTAATTCTACCCATAGCATAAAGGTCAAAGTAACGATCCTTTATTGTCTCCTGTTCTTCAATTTTCTTTTCATAATCCTTACGTTTCTTCAATAAGATACCTGCTTTTTGTAAATCACCTTGCTGCTTAACAATATCTTCAATAATCTTATCTGTATTGCTTAACCTCGCTACAAGTTGCTTCCATACTAATTCATCGACAATATCCTGTCTCCAATATGAACTTTTACATGTTGTAGAACGCTCTCCATTGATAAATCCTGATTTGTGCTTTCTAATGCAGCCATAATATTTAATTCGATTCTTACCGCTACCACTTTTGGATGCAATGTAAACAGCTCCACCACATAAAGCACAACGAGCCAATCCTTTGAGTAAGTTGTCAGATGGTCTACCTGAGTGTCTACGTTGTAATTGTCCTAGTTTCAATTGAATACGATGATAAGTTGTTTCGTCATAAATCGGAGGAATAGGTATCTCAATCCATCGTTCTTTAGGAACAGGTATTTGCTTCTTCTTACCACCTATTTGAATTACTTCAGTTTGTCCGTAATAAAAGCATCCATATAAAGCAGGATTTTTTAGTAACCTTGAAATTGTAGCCTGATACCACACATCTCCTTTGGGAGCTGGAATACCTTCTTTAGAAAGTTGACGAGCAATTTGACTACATGACATATTTTCGTCCAATAAGAGAGATACTATTTTCAAGATGACTTCTTTTTCTTCTTCGTTGATAACTAGTATGTCGTTTTGTTTGTCAAAGATGTAGCCGTAGATACGATTAACACCCATCATTTGCTTATGTTTTTTAACTTTTGTCATACGTCCACGTTTACTCTCAGAAAGGATTTTCTTTTTCATGTACTCAGCCAATGCACCTTTAATGTTAAAACTGAGCATGGAGTTTTCGTCATGTGGATCAAAAGTCTCATCTTTTACAATTTTCAAAGTAGCGTCTGCTTCAATGATTTGATTAAGTATAAAACGTTGAAGGAAGTTATCCCTTGCTAATCGGTCAGAGTCGTAAATGATTACAATTTCCCCAATACCTTCTTTTTTCAATGTGTTAAGCATACGATTCAAAGCAGGTCTATCGGGATTGTCTCCCATTTCACCTTCTTCGATAAATGCCATCAATTCTTCATCTTTTAGCCTTAGTCTGCTTTTGGCATATTCAACACATGCATCAATTTGTGATTCAAGTGAGTAATTGCTTACTTGGTCATCACTTGACACACGAGCATATAGCAGCGCTTTAATTTTTGTCTTGGCTGCAAATAAATCACGTTGATCTATTCCGTCCTCGCCCCTAATTGTAATCATCGAAATTACCACCTCTAATGTTTAAGTTCTGTGATGTGTATATTATACATTGTCTTCTGTTGGTTTTCTATATTCACTGGAAAAAAGTAATTTATATACGAGTTCCTTATATTGCTCATATCGTTGTAATAATTCCTCATCAGTGATGTCAGTGTGTTCAACAACTGTAACTTTATATTCTTTCTTTTTATGTTTAGCCATTATGTATCTCCTCCCATTTCTTGTTGTCCATAAAAGATATGTAAAGAAAAGATTGTCCTATACGTTAGACAAGCATCTAAAGAATAGAACAATCTCGTTATAACAATTATGTATTTATCAAACTATCTAATAATTTATTTATGTAATATCTATATTTACTTACCTTCTTGATGCTCACAACTTCTGTTCCAATCTCTTCGCAAATCGATACAGGGATGCTGGATTTGTTAATTTTTGATTTATACGTATGTTCTAACTGATTCTCAGCAATATTCTTATACTCCAAGTACTTATCAATATGTACGAAAAACGTCCTATTCCCTTCCTCCCTGAAATTTATAAGGAAACCCGGAATAACTCCATCATATTCTGTTGCTTGTTTTAGATTGTCAATTTGATGCTTCTTTACGATGCTCTCACTGAAACTTAGACTCTTCGACTGTGTACTCTTAAGCTCCAACGGAAACAAATGATCCTTATAATACACCAAGCAATCATACCTATTCTGAGGTAATTTAACTCTCATTCTAACGTCTGGAGGTAAATTTACATCACGTACACGGAAGTAAAAGATACCCTGTTCACTACAACTCGTTTCAACTGCTGCTTCGAATTCCTTACCTTGTTTCGCCAATTCATCACTTCATTTCTTATATTATCGATTAATTTGCTTAATTATGTATTCCATCACTTTCGCGCCCATTTACCCAGCGTATTCTCCACAAGTATAATGCTACCGCAGATGATAGCAATGGAGATTAACACTAAGTTGAAAAGGAAAGACATTTACAATTCCTCCACTTCGGATTCTTCTTTCGGCTCACATTTCTCACAAGACAATTTAAGATCCTCTTCATCTGCAAATCTTGCATCTCCCCAAACCGTAATACACAGGTCACAATCTGAACAGAAAATGCGAAACATTTGAAAGCCTCCTTTTAATTAACATCCATATCTCCATTTATCACACTTAGGATCTTTATTAGACACTTCCACCTTATGCACCTTACAAACGCCCTTCGACAAATCAAGAAACTTACAACTTCCACATGTTTTATCAAAGTTTTGCAGCGATTTCATAAATTTAACTACAAATGGATCATTGCTCATAAGAGTCCTCCTTATTTAAACACTGGTAATCCTAGTTTGATTCTTGCCCTTGTTATCGCGTGATGTAAAAATGGATTGATATAAACTCCTTTAAAATACTGCCTTAAAGCAGGTGTTCTTAACTCTAATGCCTTAAAAACAAAACCATAATACATGTAATCACTGGGTCTATATTTTCTCATTCTTTCACCTCCATTTCTCAATCAAATG